CGAACATTTTTACTTTTTGTTCCATCTGTCTTTTTTGCTGCCTTATTTTCTTTGACTTCTGTTAAAGCACATGCAGCATCCATGACACCCATTTTTGCAACTTTTTCTATGAATTTATCCGTTACTTCGCATTTAGAACCAAATTTTGAAGAAGGAGTATTCATATAATCTTTGGTTTGACTATCAAATGCAGGATTTTCTACATCACATCTTATAAATAAAATTAGCTGTTCTTTTACACTATTTGGATTCACTTTTATTTTTTTTTTCTTTTCAATATATTCAACTATTTTTCGTGTAATTTGATTTAAAATGTACTCTACATGTTTACCTCCTTTTGCAGTATGAATACCGTTTACAAAAGAAACCTGAGCGAATTCATTGGTAGACGTTAATGCAACTGCATATTCCCAACGTTCGCCATTTTCTTCATATACTCTTGGAGACACACTTTTATCTCCAATATACATATCAATATACTGTTGAAAATTTTTAATTGGAATCAATTTAGAATTACATTTTACTTTTAATGCTTTATCCGTAATAGCAGCAATATCATAGATTCTTTTTTTTAATAGACAAATAAAATCACTACTTAGGCCGGTTATACCAAGACGCTGATAATCAGGTTTAAATACAATTTTCGTATAAGGTTTTGTTTTACATTTCGTAATTGTTGGCTTACCTATCTCATCTAAATTATTTTTAAATTCTTGAGTATACTTTAATCCACGAATATGATCAACTGTTTCTACATAACCATAAGTAGACCAAATAAGAACTAATTTAAATCCAAAACCGTTTTTACCACCAACAATTTTTTTTTCTGTTTTATCATAATTCGTAGAAGTACGAAGATGACCAAATATCAATTCAGGAATCCATACTTTGTGTTCAGGATGTTGTGCAACATCAATTCCATTTCCGTCATTGATCATAATAATCGTTCCATCGTCTTGAATGGAAATATCAATATTTGTGACAGGTAGAATATTTTCCTGAGCATTTAGTATGGCTTGCTGCATTCTTACAACATGGTCTCTGCAGTTAACAATTCCTTCATCAAATAATTTGAATAAACCAGGAATATATTTAATATTTTTTTCTATAATTTTATCTTCATTTGGAGATAAAATCCATAGATCAGAATCTATTTCTTCTACAGAACCAATATATGTATCTGGGTTATCTAAAATATGTTGCTTGTCAGACTTTTGTTGATACTTGTTTGCGAGAATTGAGTCACTAGTGTTCATTTTTGTTAATTGTAAATATCAAGTTATTTTTAATTATGTTTCAATTTTATTTTATATAAGCCATGTAAACAATATTATTCTAAAAATAATATTTAGTCGTTAATATTTTATTATTTTATATTTACCACTATATATATATAAAATATGTTTTCTCATTATATTAATAATCCTAATAACTTAATCGTTACGAATGATGACTTTTATACAATTCCATTTGGTCAAAGATGTACATCAGCTTTAGCATGTAAATATGCAAATGTTCGTAATTTTTCATTACCTTTTGACTGGACAATTCCATTATTTCCAAGTAAAATTAAAAAAGTTTTAGAATATGATTTTTATGGATTTATTCCAGATGTTCATAATAATCATTTTGATAACATATATGATATAGGTTTAGCACATTTTAACCCAGATATAGAAAAAGGTGTGAATGAATATAAAAGAAGAATTGATAGATTTAATTATATTATGAATGACAATAAAAAAAAATATTTTGTGTATATCAACGAAGATTATTTATATGATGATAATTATAGAAATGACCATTTTAATGATACTATTTTCAATGAAATGTTAGATCTTGAAGAGTTTTTAAAAGAAAAATACATAAATATAGATTATACTATTTTATACTTTAATTTTAAATTTCATAATATTCCTTCAAATTCAAAAATAATAAACATTATGTTACATACTGAAAATTTTTATGATAGTAATGACAATGTTTTTATTATTGATTTTCGTAAATATTGTGGGAAAATATTAGCAGAGTTATTTAATACTAATATAAATTTGAATTTTGATTTTTTAAATGATTATAATAATTAAAAATGTAATAATAAATAATATTGTAAAATTATAGTATATTATAGAATGTCACTAAGTTCATTACTTGTAAAACATAAACACAATTTAGTAAATTACATAGAACCAAGACCTATTAATTACAAAATGAATCACAGTTTTAATACAAATTATGCAAACATATCAAATAAAATGCGAATATCACAACGATTAATGTTAGGTGGTTCATCGCAGCAAGTTCAAGTTATAGGTAGATACGGAGGAATCACACAATTTGGAAATTTTTATTTAGGTAAACCCTTATTAATAAATTATCTTGGGCGTACAGAGGGTCAACCTGGAGGCAGTGGCTCCCCCCCAAGAAATTCTTTTTAAAATTAATATTTATATAAATATTTATATTTATATTAATTTTTTTCATATATTTTTAATATGATTTTATTTAGAAGAAATATATTTTCTCTTATAACTTTATAATGACGCGTTTTACAAAAGGTGGAAATGGAAATTATAAAGTACATGGTAAAAATTTTGATATGTTAATTGGAACACGTGCTCAAGTATGGCATGGAACAGCATTTAAGACGTCTGGTGGTCTTACAAAATCTAATTTATTACAAAATAAACACGGACGTATTGTTTCTCGTGCAAAACACTCAACGGCTAAAAAAGAAAATCGTTTAGTAAAATCAGGATATGGTACAAAGAAAGGAAAATTTGGTTTTGTTAAGTTAGGAAAAAGTAAATCAAAACGTGGGGGTGCTTCTGGTCTTTTTGGAAGTATGGGTTCTTCTAGTAATAGTTCTTCTAGTAATGGTCCATCTGCACCTAGTGCACCTACTTCTAAGCCATCTGAACCAAATACAAGTTCTAATAGTAGTAACAATAGTTCAAGTAACATGAAAAACAATTTACCTAGTAATCCACCTTCAATGCCAAAAGCACCATCTATGAACAAAACTGGAGGTCGCAGACATAGATCTAAAGGTAAACATAGTCGTAAAATGAGAGGTGGTATGTATGCTTTAAGTCCTCATCCATATGACGGAAAAGGACAAGGTACATCTGGTGTAAATCTTCAATTTGTTGCTGGAAACTCAGGATAAAAAAAAACCAAAAAATAATTAAATTTTAAAATTAATTAAAAAAATTATTATATTATGAAAATATAATAATTATTGATTTTATAGAAACGAAACCAAAATAATTAACCATTTGTAAACCAAGATACCTCAATAAATTTTTCATAAACAATGGATTCAGAAATTTTATAATAAAGATATTTTTCAAAATAACGTTTACTTACAACTAATTTATATAAATTCATTGTACAAAATTTATAATAATGGTTGTAAGCCTCGTCAAAGGATAATAAAGTAATATTATTTTCTTTTTCATATTCCTTTTTAATTTCTTCTTGTATGTATTTAAATGAATCATTAATATATAATATTTTATCCCATAATGTACATGATATATTTAATATATATTTATCTTCAATAATTTCTATATTTGGAAAAAAATGTTTCAATATTCTCAATATATTTTGTTCACTAATGTTTCCATTTGTCATTAGTTGTTCGGATGTTTGTTTTGACCAAATTTTAAATAACGAACATAATTCATCTACTTCTATTTCATTATCAAATGATTCGTCATTATTATCATATGTATTACTGGTAGAAATTGTTAATTCCCAAAATTTTATAAAATCTCTCTCAATAGGTAAAAATTTACTTGTAATTCCAATAAACGAATCTGTTTCTTCCTGATAATTATATTTTTCTTTCATTAAATTCTTGAATGTATTTGAATAGATCATATTTGGAAAATGAGAATCTGATAAAAATTGTTTCCAGACAAAATGTAAATTCTTCCATTCTATTTTTATATCATTTTTGGTTTCCAAAATATATTTACTACAAAATTCTTTTACAATATTGTGTTGATTATTATTTTTAATATAATTTGTATAAAGTTTTAATTCTTCATCTGCATTATACTCAATAAAATTATCAGAATTTTCATAACGAATAGAATAATGTGTAGAAACGCATAATAAATCCAAACCAATTTTTTTTAATACATCAACCCACAAATTATATGAAAAGGTATTATTTATTTTTATCAGTCTACACTTATCATAGGAATGATTTTCATGATATTTTGTCATAAAGTTATGGGTTAGGTTATTTATTCCAATCGTGAAACTAGCAATTGTATCTAAGTCACACAATATTTTTTTCATAGATGAATTTATTAAAAAAATGAAATTTTGATTTTTTTTGAAAATATTGTCTCCGATAATTGTTAAAAAATATTTGGCTTGATTTTTAGAAGTAAAAAAAGAAGGATACAATACGTTTAATACATTTTGAATTGTTTCTGACTCCGGGATAGAATTAAACAAACTTCTCTCTTTGATTTGTTTTATAACATTTATTTTGGTTTTATATTTCCATTCTAACAACACCCTATCTTTTGAAATACTAGATAGTAATTTATGTATGATATCATCTTCTTTAATAATAAAATAATTTTTACCATTGTATTCATAAAAACAATTATTGGTAGGTAAGTAAAAATATAGGTTTTTGTTTAAAAAAACTTGTATAAATATTTGTTTTTCATTTGTTAAATAAGTATTTCTATTAAGACGTTTTTCATAATTATTATTTTCATATTCTAAGGTATTTGGCAAATAATTTACAATATGGTTATGAATTCTTTGTAATATATAGTCATTTCCTTGATATTTTTCAATTAATTCTGTGATTGCATTTTCACATTTAATTTGAAGTTCTGATGACATTATATGTTACTCATATTTATGTATTTAAATTAGTTAATAAAAATATTTATTTATGTATTTATCGTTGGTTGAAAAAAAATGAAAAAATGAAAAATAATATAATAAGCTATAATATATTTTACATATGAAAGTAAATATGAGATATTTACCTAAAATTTTGTCAAAAAAGGATAAAAAAAAACAATTGAGTATGTTGTTAAAATCCAGAAAAGCTTACAAAAAAGGATCGTATTATACAAGAAAACATGTATCCTCATTCAAATCAAAAAAGTCCCCACATATTTTGAAAGCTGAAAAAATGTACAAAATAGATAAAATAGGCGCAACCGATGATTTAGCAAAGGCAACCAAGTGTTCCAAAGAATCTTTAGCAAAAATAATTGAAAAAGGAGAGGGTGCCTATTATTCATCTGGATCTAGACCAAATCAAACCCCGCAATCTTGGGGTCTAGCAAGACTAGCAAGTTCCATAACCGGTGGAAAAGCAGCTGCGGTAGATTATTATATTTTGGAAGATGGATGTAAAAAAAATAGTAGAGCACTTACATTAGCGAAAAAAGCAAAGAAAAAAGGAACGAGAAGAGCTAAAAAAATTAATGTTTAGATAATGTATAAATATTATAATATTGATGCGTTAAAATTGTAAAAATTATCATTTTTAAACATAAGTATTTAAAGATTAGAATAAAAAACTAGTATAAATGTCTAACTTTAATAACAAAACTTGTAAAAATCAAACGAATGAATCAGTTAGTAATAATGTATTAACGATTAAAACCGTTCAAATTGCACCATTTAGAACATTAATGACGGCGTTAAAAGATATACTTTTAGAAACAAATATTACATTTGAACCCGATGGAATTCGTATTATAAATATGGACAAATCTCATACTATTTTAGCGCATTTATATTTAGCAGCGCAAAATTTTGAATTTTATGAATGTAAAAAAGAAAAAATTATTATTGGTGTAAATATGTTTCATTTATTTAAGTTAATTAACTCCATTGATAATGATGATACTTTGACAATTTACATAGAAAACTCCGATTATGTAGATGGTATTGTTTCTCATTTAGCCTTAAAATTTGAAAACGGAGAAATTAAACAATGTAAGACACAAAAATTGAGACTCATTGAACCTGAACCTGAAGAACTTCAATATCCTGACGTAAAATTTTCTTCTATCATTAATCTTCCATCGGCCGATTTTCAAAAGATTATCCGTGATTTGTCATGTATTTCAGATAAGCTTGAAATCAAATCTGTAGGCAATGAATTGATATTTAAATGTTCAGGACAATTTGCGTCTGCAGAAATACATCGTGCAGAAGCAGATGGAAGTATGGGCTTTATCTTGAAACAAGATTCCTCCAAAATAATACAAGGAGAATTCTCTCTAAAAAACCTAGGATATTTTATTAAATGTACGAATTTATGTTCTCAAATTGAAGTTTATTTAGAAAA